AAACCGCCGTCCTCTACGAGATCGCAAAGGCAAAGGTAACAACGATCAAGCCCCACCGGGGGGAAAAGTACGCTTTCAAGGTCGTCACAATCAAAGAAGTAAGGGAATCTGCCGAGTTTATTTGGATATTGACCTAGTTTATACTACTTGACACGAGGACGGAGAGCTTTTAGACTCTCCGTATGACCCTCGACTACATTCTATCAAATCCCAGCCAATCTTTCTCGTCTATAGATCTTGCCAAAGCGTTAAGGGTAGATCCTGTGAGTATTCGTCGGCGATTGGAGTCTGGAGTTCTCAAGGGTGAATATGTTGCCGGACGGTGGATCATTCGGGGAGAGTGGATTAGTAATTACCTCTCCAAACAAAATGAGTGACGGTTGGATAAAAATTCATAGGAAAATGAGGAAAAATCCTATTTACGGGAATCCTATTTCTCTGAAGATATGGATTGAGTGTTTGTTTGCTGCTACCCACGTGGATATAAAAATTGATTATTGCGGAAAAGAAACTGTTTTGAAAAAGGGTTGGTTTGTGTTCGGCCGTTTAGAATGGGCAAAAAGACTAAAGATACCAGCAAGCACAATAAATGACTGGATTTGCAAATTAGTTGATAGGGGGATGATTTCCCGACAGGTAACCCGACAGGGCAAATCAACCATTTTCGAGGTCAAAAATTGGGAAAAATATCAAGAACCCGACAGGTCTGGTGACAGCAAGGTGACAGCTGGCCGACAGCTGGCCGACACTAACAATAATTACAAGAATTACAAGAAAGATACATATGGGAAAAATCCCATTAGAGAAGACCCCGATTATGTCAAACTGAAAGCCCTAGACTTGACTACCGATCACGGGTCTAGACTTCAACCAGCCCTGCTAGATAAGCTTAACCGCCGTTACCCCCTGTACCGTTTTGAAAAAGAATGGAATGATCTTAAAATATGATCTGCTACTACTGTCAGGATCTGGAAATCCCGGACTCTGAGAAAAAGGAAGCCGTTCTCGATACCTATTTCTGTTGTCTGGAACACCAATCTCTTTATCAGAAGAGAAATTACACCGGCGGAAAACGCGACGGCCACTCAAATCTCACCGTTCCCGAGATGCAGGCGAGATTAAAGGAGATGGGTAGGAAAGCACGCACAGTAACCGACGCTGAGGCTATTTTTGGAGGATCGGACAATTGAAGCTTTAGGGTGACATTGACAGGGTGGGGGTTAAGTGGCATACTACTCTTAAGATGAGGGGTAGGCTGTCCTCCTACTCCTTATCTCCTAAATATGGGAAAAGAAAATCTATTCCACTGGCAAAGTAACGACGTCACGACCTCTAAGGCCACGGAGCTGTCGACTCTCTTGGGATATGACCGTCCCCAGAGTTACGGCAGTGTCGGCCCCAACATCTCCCGCGTCGTCCGGGCGGCCGTAAACTACCTCTATAAGCACCGTTTTGGCCTCAAAGTCAGCGACTTGACACAGTAGGCGACGTATGGCATAATGGGGGTATTACTACCATTTAAGATGTAAATGCCTACCACAATCACGCCCCAGGGCCACTCCATTATAAAAAAGGTCATCGACGGAACCCACTACTATTACGTTGACGGCGAATTCTACCCAGCCGTTACCCGGATCCTCGACGTCGCCGGCCCCGTAGAGTACGGCCTCCGCGCCTACTTCAAAAACAACACTCCCGAGGATATCGAGGAGAAGTCCCGCGTCTCCCTTGAGAAAGGCTCTCTGGTTCACGATGCAATAGAGCAGTTACTCAATGGCGTTGTCCTCCCCCTCGACAACTACGAGGATCCGATGAAGAAGCTGATCGTCCGCTTCTATGAGTGGTATCAAACTTTCAAACCGACCGACTATCTCACCGAACAGACTATCTTCTCCCTGAAGTTCAAATACGCCGGTACCTGCGATTTGGTTGCCACGATCGGCGACAAGCGTGTCCTAATTGATTTCAAGACCAACAAGAACGGCATCTACTTCAATAACAAGCTCCAGGTTATGGCCTACAAGCAGGCTTATGAGGAAACGACCGGCGAGCACATCGACGAGTGCTATGTCTTGCGTCTTGGAAGCCAACACAAGGCGGGTTACGAATTCAAAGAAATAGACGACGCCTCAATCGACGATTTTATGCAGGTCTACAACACCTACATCACAATGAACGGCGGAAAGATCCCGGAGCCGCCGATGGTTGAGGACTATCCCAAAACCCTACAATTACCAATTATCAGCTTACGCAAATGAAGAAAGTAAGAAAAGGTGTCGAGAAAAAGTTCGACATGGTCAAAGTTCTCCAAAAACTTAATCTAACTGCCTCTCAGATCGGGGGCATTGTTGAAACCAGCACCGCTACGGTTCAAAGAATGGAAAAGTTCGACACTCTTGATGAGTATCGTATGTACTGTAACAGAACCAACCTACGGCAAAAAATGAAAAGGGAGAGGGAACTGATGAATCAAGTACAACCGCCTACTGAAGTTGACGAAATAGAGCAACCACTGCCGGTGATCAAGCCAGAAATGGACGATTTGGCAAAGTTGCTCGATACTCACAGCCAAACAGTCATTGCCTCTCTAAACGGAGTCATTGCCCTGTTAAGATCAATCGAGTTCAACACTCGCAAAAAAGGATTATTTAATAATTAAAATAAATGCCCATAAAATCAATTGATCTGAAGACGTATATTAAGCCGTCTGATTACATTAAGTTCTCCCAAGGTGACACCACCCTCACCATTGTCAGCAAGGGAGGCGGGATGGCCAAGATCCACAGTATGAAAACCTCCAAAGGGTTTATCAATCTGGGCATCTGTACCGAGGACTCAACCTGTGAGCATTGTAAGAAAGGCTACGAAGCTAAACTCAAGTGGATCTGGGTCGTTTACTGGAAAGAAAAGAAAGCTGTCCGCCTCTTGGAGGCTGGTACTCAAATAGGCGATGGAATTTGTCAAGTTACCCAAAAGGGCGGCCTGGAGGACTTTACCTCCAATGACTACATCATCACCGCGACCGGCGAGGGGTTTGGTAGCCGGAAGTACAGCGTTCGCTTGGGGGGAAAGGTTAGCCTTACTCCCGAGGATGAGGCGATAATCGGCCCGGCAAAGGATTATTTAATTAAGAAACACCTAAAATGACAGAAAAAGTAAAGATGGGGGACTTGGTGAGCGACTCGATTACAGGTTACAAGGGGACTTGTATCGCGATTATGAACCATATTAACGGTTGCCGGAGGATTGGCATTCAGGGTGTAGAGCGCGACCAGAACAACCTCCCTGTTGAGCTTTACTGGGTTGACGAGACTACCGTGTCGGTAGAGAAAAAGCAGGTTAAGAAAACCGAGCAGGCGAAGACGGGCGGAATCAGTGGTGTCTTAAGGCTAAATGACGTTCCTAATCTTCCCAAAAACTGGGGCAAACTAAGGTAAATGACCAGTCTAACGGCCCTCATCAGAATATCTCCTAAAATGCCGATGTCGGGCCAGCCCCCGTTCTTCACCGACAAATTTACGTTGGTCAACGCCTGTCACCTATCGTTCTTCTCCGCTGGCGACTGTGATCGTCACTACTTCCTCGATAACTGCCCGGTTGAATGGGACAAGCACTTCGAGTTTGCCGGCACCGTCCACCGAGGGATATGGGGAAAGCTGGAGAGTTTACACAACGTTTTCGACTTTGCCCGTAACCTGTCGGGTGACCTCCTTTTCTTGGAGGACGATTACCTTTGGCGCCCGGGGACGCTCCCTACCCTTGTTGAGGGTTTGGATCGCTTTGGCATGGTTTCTCCCTATGATCACCCGGACTTCTACCACAAGGAGGGAATTACCTGTACTGAGGTCTACCGCCTTGGGGATCACCTCTGGCGCTGGTGTCCGACCAATACCCACACCTTTGCCGTCCGATCGGATATCCTCCGCGAGCACTTTGACGCGTTCCGTAACAACAATCTCCACGATTGGCAGATGTTCACCGAGCTCCAGATAGAGGGTGTGAGGCTCTATACGCCCCTCCTGTCGCTTGCTACCCACTTAGTTGAGGGAAAGCTGGCTTTAGGGGTAGATTGGGCTAAAGTCGCCGGGGGACTTGACTTTGGGAGTTAGGTGGGACTATAATACGTCACAAGAGCTAATTCAGGCTCGGTACCTTAAGGAATTCAACCACTATGGCTGATCCAACTCCTGCCGACTTCGGGGCAGACCACATCACCTCCGAGTCCACGCCTGATGGCGGTACTCACTCCACGGCCTATTCCGATACCGGCGGTCAGGTGTCTTGGAACACCGACAAGCAGGGCAACTATCAGGACGGCTCCGTCCATATGTCTGACCGCAATGACGGCCCAGACAATACGGACAATCCGAGCGTCTGGTGGTAGCCGACGGGGGGCTTAACCGCCCCCCAAACCTATGGGGGTGAAGCGTCTAGGGCAGACGACTGGCCGCAAGGCTGGGGATAGCCACGCGCAAGCGTGAGAACCCTGCTCATACTCAAGTTATGACACCCCCGTCATATTTAGCCTCAAACCCGAGCTTGACTTACCCCACTAATGGGAGTATAATGGGCTACAATTATCAAATAGTAGATGTATATGACTTCCAAAACAAACTACATAGAAAAGGCTCTAAATGTCTTTAACGCCACAGGTAAGGCTATCTGCCCGGATTGTGGTATTGGTATGGTAGAGCTTGACGCCCGCGACAACGGCGACGATGACTACAACGTTTATCATTTATTGGAGTGCCCCACGTGTCTTATCCAGATCGAGTTGGACGGTCACTACGACGATCCGACCGATATGGACGACGACTCCGGGGACGAGCAATAATATGAGAACAATCGATGAAATGCGCCGGGACACATTTAGAGACTTGATTACCGCCTGTATCAAGGCCACCGATCTCACCCTTGACCAATGCCTCGATGAGCTAAACAAGCTGGTCTACGACTTTGATAAAGTGGCTAATGTTAAGAAATTACTGAAAAACGCCAATGACAAACATTAAAATTATTGTTTTCTGGTTACTCCTCCAAGTTGTCGAGTGGATCGCCGGAGCCGTTACCCTACTCTTTATCGTCCTCTTGATTACTTGGGCGTTACGAGTTATCACCCTCACCCTGTGAACGAGTACCGCACCAAGGACTTTGATACCGCCGTCGTCCTCCTTACCTACGGCTTGAAGATTGTCCGGGTCGAGTCTGATCCAAACGGCCGGACGCGTTACTTCGTCTTTGACGCTACCGACAATAGCACAGAGAATATCCTGACCGATTACTACTCTGGAGTTTTCACGGCGTCAGTGAGAGAGGTCTTAGCTAACGTTAAACTATTAAAAAGTATGATCTTCAATCAATGACAACTAATTGGACACTCCCTACGGCCGATGAGTACGGTGAGATAACCAACTCAAAGGCAACCTATAGGGCGATAGTCGAGAAGCTTTCTACCCAAAGAGCCGTCTTGGTTGGCTGGACTGAGGGAAGTTCTCACTTTGATATACTCTTTACGCTTAAACCAAGCTACTTTTCAGGTAATATTAAGGCCTGGCAGAGGGGTATGCGCCGGGACTACCTCTACGTTTCTATAATCGGGATCGGATCCTTTGGTTTCAGTTACATCGGCCCTGAATTCTCTGACCCCAAATACTACGTTGAAAAGTTCGGCCATACCTTTGGGGCAACCGACAGACAATTGGCTACACTACTCAATGGTGTCAGATATGAACTGTATATGCAGGGAAAGGAGTTCTAAAATTACCATCATGACAACTAAAAAATACAAAGTCCTTGTCCACTACGACAAATCAGTTAAAGAGTTAGTTAAAGATGGCAAGTACGACGATATTAACTCCAACATTACTGGCAAAAACTTTCCTTTTGACGAAAGTTGTGGAGATAAGGAATGTTCAACCAAAGAAAGTCTTGACATCTACCTCCTCAACTTCAAGCGAGACATCTCAAGCGAAAAAATATTAAAAATTATTGAAAAACGGGGCTATCGTGTCTGTAATCTTAAAGAATTGTTAAGTTTGGGTGCTCAATATCCCGACTTACAGAGAAAAGACTACATAGTTGCTTTAGGTAGTCAGTGGCAGGGCCCGTTCGGTAGCCCCTACGTCCCGTACCTCGGCGGGCACGACTCCTATCGGCACCTCAGCCTCACTTGGCTCGAGGGCGACTGGAGCTCGGGCTGGCAGTTTGCTTGTTTGAAAGTAGAATCTAACTCCTTTGAACCCTTGCATGAAGAATATGACAAACATGTTAACCTTGACCCTTTTACCCTTACCGAGGTAGGCGAAAAACTAGACTTACTTCAGGCCGGCTTAGAGGGGATACAGGAAAGGTTAAATAATATCTTTAAGTAAAATGAAAGACCAAATTAACAGAGAAAAGATAGAGGACATTATCCAACACGACACTACTTGCGGTTCGGAAGCTAGTGAGGCGATGGGTTACGAAGTTCCATGCACTTGTGGTGCTGACCAGAAGACTAAAACCATCCTAGACATTCTCACCCAAGCCATACAGGAAGCCTACTGGGAGGGGATACACGTCATGGAGAAAGAATCTGACAGAGCAATAGCTTTAACAAAGGAGGAAGCAAGGAAAGAGGGAGAGAGGAGTGTGGTGGAGAAGATAAGGAAGATAAGGAAATATGATTGTGATGAGGAGGGGTGCTGTGGCAAAACAGGGTTAGCAAAAATAAAGGCTTTCAACTCTGCTCTTGACTGCTTACTTTTGGAAATGGATAAAAAGTAAATGAAAACAACTAACACAAACTGGAGATTAGTAAAAGATAAAAAGTAAGATGAAATACCAAGTAACAAAAAAACAATGTCAGTCAAAAATAGATAGCAATGGTAAGCCTGTGTGTTCTAGGTGTGGACTGCCAATAGTTCCTCTAAAGACAGTTAACAATGGTGGAACTCCTACCTATTGGTCTGGTTGTTATCATGGCTCAAAGGGTGAAAACTCATGGGGGCATTTTGATAGCGGATACAGCAGGGAAGTATATGATTTGGCGGTAGCAATGACCCTAGAAAATGATAGTGATTTTTTGGTAGGCAAGAAATACTACGGCTCACTTGAAAGCTGGGTTATGGAGTGTAGAAATAAGTGTTGCCGAATAATTACTCAAGTTGAGTATCTTAAAAACAACGCCCCTCGCTTTACCAAAGAAGAATTTGAAAAGTTTAATAAAGATGGTTTTGACTAACCTATGACTAACACAAACTGGAGATTATTAAAAGATAAAAGAGTATGAACAAATGGTACTGGCGTGACGGAACATTAGCGGTAAATATGAGCCAGCCTGACTGGATAGAAAAAATGGATTTACTGGAGGAGAAGTTCAGGGACTTTGATTACAAAGTCGTCAAACAGGAAGCCTTATCTGACGGCAAATGGATCTCAACCGTCTGGTTGGGGTTAGATCATAGAATGCTGGAATCTGGTAAACCCTTAATCTTTGAAACTATGGTCTTCTCTAAATGGGGTGATTACGGGGAGTTGGATATGGAGCGTTACTCAACCGAGTCCGAAGCTTTGGCAGGCCACAAGCGAATGGTTAAAAAGTGGGAGGCATTATCAACCCCTCCTACTGGGAAGAAAGAAAGGATAGAGATATGAACGTCGACAAAATACTTACCAAAGGTACGGCCGTAGTTTGTGATTTAGACGGTACGCTTGCCATCTTGAATGGACGCAACCCTTACGATGCCTCGCAGTGCGAGACTGACACTCTAAACGAGGAGTTGGCAGAGGTGATCAACTACCTCGATCTTGTCTGTGGACATGCTGTAATCATCCTTACTGGCCGATCGGAGGCCTATCGTGAGGCGACAGAGCAGTGGCTGAAAGATAAGGGGATACGTTACGACAAACTGTTTATGCGCCCAGGAGAGATGCAGTCTATGCCGGCCGCTGAGTTCAAGGAGATAATGCTCGACAACGACATCCTCCCTGATTACCATGTCTATCTGGCTTTTGATGATATGTATCAGGTGTGCGATATGTTCCGGCGTAAGGGGATACCGTGCTGGCAAGTTAACCCAGATCCGTACAAGCTAAAGTAAATGGCCCGCAACGAGAAGAAGAATAAGCTACCCCACTTTGGAGCACTTATCTTAGGTCATCGATCGCACATCAGCGGTAATAGGCGCCGAGGGAGCAACGGCAGGGCGGAAGCGTTCCTGAGCAAGTGGGATGGTATTCTAAAGGACTTTATGGCACACTACCGCAAGTTGGAGTAGTAGCTCAGATAGGAAGAGCGCCAGACTGTGTCTACAGTCTGTCGGCCACAGGTTCGATCCCTGTCTACTCCGTTATGCGATGGAATACAAATAAGTTTCACGCCCACAGGTCAATCGTCGATGGGGTAACCTTTGACTCAAGGAAAGAGGGGGGTAGGTACGCGGAGCTCAAGCTTTTAGAGAAAGGTAAACAGATCGAGCAGTTGATACTCCAACCGATGTATATTCTTCAACCTAAGTTTGACAAAGGTGGCATTCACTATCGAGCGATTACCTATACAGCCGACTTTTACTACTATGACAAGGCTTTGGAGAGATACATTGTCGAAGACTCAAAGGGATTCGAGACACAAATGTTCAAAATGAAGAGGAAGATGTTCGAGTATCGTTACCCTGAGTTATTCCTCTTGGTGACGTAGCAGTGATTTTTACAGTGGTACTATACGTGCGAGGACGCCCCGGCTCCAGTTGTCGGCTAGGTTGAAGCCCCAATGGGTTATCCGACCTTGAACCGTTAGGGCTGGGGCTATCCCATTTGAAGCTTTAGAGCGCCCTTGATAAGATTGGTGATGGAATACGAACAGAACGAGGAGAGACTCAAGAAGCTTTCAAATGCGATCTCAAAAGCAGAGAGCAAATACGATGTCGCTGATAAGGGTTGCTATTGCGGGGACTGTCTGAAGAGAGTTGCGGAGGAAGCCAACGACGCGATTTGGGATTTGCTTTGCGAGAATGAAGAGATAGATGACATTGATCGGAGAGGATTGATGGCCGAGTTACAGTTCTACGTTATCCGCAACGGTATACACTCCAAGCTGGTCAGGGGAATTCAAGAAAGAGATGGGTCTCGTCAACAGATGGAAATGAAAGGCTTAGGACTGTAAACTACCCCCATGGAAGTCACCACACTCGAAAGCGAGATGGATCAGGGACACGACAGGTTTCGTGAGTTGTTGGAGATCCGCTATCACCGCCTTGTCAATGAGCCTCACCGCTATTTCACACCTACGGGTAAGTTTGAGGAGTTCATCAATCAAGCGATGAGTGGCAAGTATATGGTTAACCTCTTTGAGGCGGCCAATGGCGTCGGCAAGACGTACGGGATGTCAATGTTGCTGGCCAATCTGTTCTGGCCTGTCAACAACAAGTGGTGCAGAGCGCCTTTATTTAAACTTTGGCCTTTTCTCAAGAGGGGTCGTATTGTCTCCTATCCCAATACTGTTACTGAAACGCTCATCCCCACTCTAAAGGCGTGTTTCCCTGTGGGTCGATACGGTCTGAGTCGTTATCAGACGACTAAGGAGGGCAAACGTTACGCCTCTCATTGGGTTACCGATACCGGCTTTGAGTTTACAATTATGACCTACGACCAAGAACCCCGGGAGTTTGAGTCGGCTAACCTGGGTTGGTTCTGGGAGGATGAACCGGCTACGCGTCCCATTCATACCGCTAACTACTCCCGTCTTCGTATGGGTGGCGTCGGATTCCTCACCGAGACGCCGCTTAAGGGCTCACAGTGGCTTTATGACGACATTGTCGACAAACCATACGACCAATTGGAGAAAGAGCATAAGTCCGTCATCACTGCGGACTTGGAATCGGCCTGTCAAGAGCACGGAATGCGAGGCTTTATGGCACACGACAGGATTGAGGAGTTGGTTGCCGGCTATCCTGAGGAGGAGCTTCAGGCCCGCGTCTTTGGTAAGCACCACCACCTTTCGGGCTTGGTGTTTAAGAAGTGGACGCCTGAGATACACGTCATCGATCCGTTCACTATTAATCCAGAGGACTACGTTGTTGTCCACTCTCTCGATCCTCATCCCCGGACGCCAGACGCTGGTATCTGGGTAGCTATCGACCGCTACGGCCGGCACATTGTCTGCGACGAGTTATTTGAGGCGATTGAAACGACAGAGCTGGCCGCCAAGGTAAAGGCTAGAAATAACGGTCTGCGTATCGTCAAGCAGTTGATTGATCCCGCCGCGTTCATTATTGACAAGCACACCGGCTATCAGTTAGCTAACGACCTGGATCGAAATTACCAACTGACGTACGAGCCGGGAAGCAAGGAGAGGACTTTGGCTGTGAGCAAGATCCGAGAAGCTCTAGACTTCAAAATGGTCAATGGAGAGATGTTGGTTCCTCCCAAGCTTTATGTATTCAGGACGTGTCCCCACACTGCTTGGGAGATCAGCCGTTGGCAATGGCAGGACTGGCGTGGGCTGTCAGCACAGTTTAAGAATCCTAAAGAGAAGCCGATGGATAAGGACGATCATATGGTGGAAGCTCTAGGAAGAGTTTTAGTAGCGGACATACACTTTGAAGAGATGTCGGCTCCGACGGACTTCACCGTTCGTGATACTATTGCGCGTAAGAATAATACCAATCTCGATCCCTATAAATGAACGTAGAAAAGCGCATCAGTGTTCCACTCTCACTCAAAGAGGTTGCCCTCATCAATGAGTTACGTCGCGTTCCTTTTGGTACGATTGAGGTTCACAAGGTAAACGATATCATCGAAAGAATCGTCATTAGTCAGAGTGTTAAGGTGACTGAGGTTGCTGGCGCACAGGAGATAATGCGACAAGGTTTATTATCAACTAACATTATCGAACTAAAATGAGCGACGCACGCAGTGACTTCGAGCAACAGAGTAGAGAGTTGATAGGCAGAAACCGACTGGAAGAGCTTGCCCGGCAACGGATGGAGATATTATCCGATACGGAGTTAGGTGACGCCACCATACTCGCTCAAGCAATCATTGACGAGGTGGACAAACGATTCCCCCAACCCACTAGACCCGACCCGTGGGGACGCTACACGGGACTAGAGAAGTGAATCGAATCGTTGTTAAGACTATTCCATACTCTAAACAAAGGTATCCGAGTTTGGATGATTTTTATGTCGACAAAGAGGGGGTAATCCAATTTCGGATAAGCAAACGTAAGGACGAGAGAGAGGAGTGGTTAATCCTATTCCACGCCTTTGTAGAGGCGATGTTGGCGAGGTTTGAGGGGGTGAGCTGGGAATCTATAGATAAGTTCGATATCCTGCTTGATAAAGTTGATCCTGATGCTCAACCTGGTGACCACCCTGACGCGCCATACCGACATCAACACTGTATCGCTGAGATACTTGAAAGGCTTTTGTGTGAAGAGTTAGGAATACGTTGGGACGATTATTTGAAATGAAAATATCTATTTGTCTGCCTAGTGTCAGGTGGGATTCAGTTCAAATCAACTATCAGAGCTTACTCAAACAAACATTTCCTCAGAGAGATTTTGAAGTTCTTATATGTGCTCCGTTTAATAGATTTGAATTCACCAACGTGCGTTGGTTAGACAATCCATCCAAGAATCCTGGTGACTATTATTCTTTAATGAAATCCTGGAACCGTTTGTTCTCCAACGCCAAGGGAGAGCTGTTCGTCACCGTTTGCGACAATGAGTGGATAGACAGAGAAGCATTAGAGAGATTATGGAACCGATACGAGGAGAATCCGCGAGCACTTGTCTCTGGTATCGGTAATCACTATCGAGACGTTTTGTCTGACGGAATAGGTATTGATCTTGTTGCCCCAGACGTTCGCCCATCTCAAATGCTTAAGCGATTTCAGATGTCTTCCGTTGCCAACTGCGATCAGGCTCTCTGTTCTATCCCCCGCAGGGCTGTATACGATGTGGGTGGCGTTGAGGAGGAGTTTGACAAGGTCGCCTCCAATGGTGAGCAGGAGATGCTTGAGCGTATGATTCAAGCTGGCTACACTACCTGGGTTGATCAGGACGTCAAATATGTTGCCAAATACCACGAGCGACTTAATGTCGACTGGAACCGCAAGTTTGCTGAGGGTCGTGAGCTATACTTCAAATACAAGCCGTCAATTCTCGCCGGTGATAGACTAAAGTTAGAGTATATTTAAGCTATGCCAGACGCATCACCAGCCCCAGCCAAAGAGATCGTTACCAACTACCCCGATGGAGCCAAAAGATATCGGCAGTTGAATGGTGGGGCTGACGACTATAACAACGATCAGTCGCCGTACAAGACCCTCATTGCTCAGATCCGTGTTGAGTATGAGATTGCTTACCGTGCGCAAGCGTCACGCATCCAGTTGTTACTTAACCGGCTTCGACTTTTCAACAATCAGCGTCGGGATCCAGATACCGTAGGTGACAACCTACTGTTTACCATATTTCAATCCGTTCTTTCGGCTTTGTACACCGACAGAATGAGCGTTGAGTTCGTCGGCCGTTCAGCGGCTCGGGACGACATCGCGGAGTCTCTCAACAACACCGCCAAGTTTGACTACGACGAGATGGGTAAGGCTCAGGTCGACTACACCTGGGACTGGGACACCCTATTCTTCGGTACAGGATTGGTGGCTATATCTGAGTTTGACCGTGAGCGTATGGTTCCCAAGTTAGACAACTGGGACTATATGTGTACTCTCCACGATCCCGACGCAATCTCCGTTAACGGTGGTCAGGACGGCAAGGGTGCGGCTCGGTTCTTTGGCCGCGAGATCATGGTTCGTGGTATCGATGTCGAGGATATCCCCTCGGTCTTTGACTTCGACCACATGAAGACGACACGACCCAATCGATCTCTCTTTGAACAAGCACGTCAGCAACGAGAGTCCGCGCAAGGGCTCAACAACCAAATCAAGTACGACGAGAAAGATATGGGAGTCAACGCCCGTAAGCCTCTGTTGGAATGGTTAACGTGGTGGGAACACCCGGATCTAACCGGGGGAGTTCCGAAGCAGGTACTCGTCTGGGTTGGCAACGATCAGCAAAAGGTTTGCCGATTCAAAGTGTTGGAGCACCCCTACTGGCCCGTCGTCCATCGCAAACTATTCCCGACGGCCCACCAATGGGACTCGGTCTCCATTCCCGATCTTACTGAAGATAAACAGCGCTTGCGTGCTATTCTCCTGAACCTTGGTATCAAACAAATGAAGTCTGGGTTGTTCGGGATGTACCTCTACGACAAAAACAAGATCAAAAACAAAGCTGACCTTAACTTTGACTTTGACAAACAAATTCCCGTTGACGTTAAGAAAGGCGACAGTCTTGTCAATACTGTTCAGGCAATGCCCCGCGACTACGCCAACCTACAGTTCTTCAACAACATTATGCAGGCTCTCGATATATCGGCTCAAAGGGCAACATCAACGCCTGAGATGCAGATGGGTGTTCCTACACAAAAGGGAGGAAAGAAAACAGCCACAGAGGTTCAGAAGACTGATACCAGCTCAACAATTCACTATTCTCTCTCTACCCGTATCTGGGGTTGGTCGGAAATGGAGTTCTGGGAGCAGTGGTACGGTCTCTATGAGGAGCACTTCAAGTCACGAATCGATGAGAAGTTGGTTCGTATCAACACCACCTTTGGGCCGAAGTTCAAGTGGATTATCCGATCGGATATCATCTCAAAGACTACGCCCGACGTTGTCATTACCTCAAAACTTGTATCAGATCAGCAGAAAGCGGCCGAAAGGGTTCAGTTACTTAACTTGGGTCAGTTAATTATCGGCTTGCCCGGCTCCAATATCCGCTACTACACCAAGAAGATGGCGAAGCTTCACGGCTTGTCCTCGGATGAGGTTGATCGTATCATCCCTCCGACGCCCGATGAGCTGAATGCGCGCAACGAGAATATCGCCTTGGAGGACAACAAGTTCGTTCCGATCGGCCAGCAAGACAACGATGAAGAACACTTGGAGGAGCACGCTAAGGGATACGAGACTCCCGATATGATCGCTCACATTGCCGCTCACCAACATCAACGTGAACTCAAGAAGAGCAACCCCAATCTATTCCCCGGACAGCAACAGAAACAGCAGGCGGATCAACAGAACCGTGACAGTATGGGCAATACAATGGGTAAGGTTAACAAGAAGAAGCCGAACCAACCGGCCACTCAACCCGGCCAGATGGGTATGGCGCCTAGTGTTGGAGCAATGCCCCAATGAGCAAACACAAATCTGAACGGAATAACCGTAAGATAAAAACACCAAAGACAAAGAACAGCCTCGCACTCGCCGACGTGTTGGATACCCCTGACAAAGTTAAGGCCGCGTTGACGATCCTGATGAACGGTAAGGACTCGGACTTTTGGAAACTGATACTTCGCAACCTCGACTACAACATCCAGACAATTGAAGAAGAGATACTGGAGAATGACGATCTGACGTTTGAGAAGCGTGAGGAGTTACGCTGGCGCCGTTATTACCAAGTAGAGTTGAGGAATACCCCTGACAATCTTATCGCTCAATGGACTCCAAAGACTGCTGAGGGCAGTAAACTTGAAGACCTTGACCCTTATGATTAGAAGTAGTATTGTACCGATATGGCAGAGGAGAAAACTCCAGCACAAGATTTAGTTGACGGTCTATTTGGCGATCCGCCAGCAGAACCAGTTACCCCACTGGAAACTCCTCCCGCCGTTCCCCCAATTGCGCCTCCTGCGACTCCACCCGAAACTCCTCCTTTAAACGAAGACTCTATTGTGACCAAAGTTGTCGCACAGCTTAAGCCGATGCTGGCTAATACTGAGGGCTCTATCTACCGTCAACAGGCGCTCACCGCTTGGTACAACTCTCCCGATGGCCAGATGTTCGTTCCCTATAAGGAGTTCATCGATAAAGCCGCCAGAGACCCCCGATTTGCCGGACTTGATGTTGCTCAATTGCCAGCCGCTATCCTAAAGCCTGCCGCATACAATAAACTCCTAATGGATGCCAAAGAAGCCGCTGACAAAGCCGCCAAGGATGGAAAGATGGGCGGAGGTTCCAGTGCTCGTCCCGCCGATGATAATGAACCCCCCATCGACTACAAAAATATGCCACGCGATGAGTTTAAGAAGACTGTCGATGCAAACAGAGCCGCCGGTAGACGCTGACCCTATTGACAAGAGTATTTAGAACCTCTATTCTCAAACTAGTTAGACATAAGTGAAAACACTGTGTCCCCTCAGATCAGTCTGTGGCGGACACTTTTTTATTATCAACTAGAACCAAAAAATGAACACAGGTACAGGTCAAGTTACAAACGCCGTTAACAACTACTACGACAGATTACTTCTGGAGCGAGCAGTTCCCTCTTTTATCCAAAACCGCTACGCTGACATCCGTGACATCCCCCAGGGAAACACGAACATAATTAAATTCCGACGCTACACCAATTTAGTCGCCAAGACGACTCCTCTAGTTGAGGGCGTCACTCCTCTTGGTTCCCAGCTTGCTATCACTGACCTCACGGCCACTGTCCAGCAATATGGTGACTACGTCACTCTCACTGACTTCTTGGAGATGACGACCCAAGATCCAGTCTTGAATGAGACTGCCGAACTTCAGGGTGACCAAGTTGGCGACACTCTTGACCAACTTACCCGAGACGTACTAGCTGGTGGAACCAACCAATACTTCCAATCCCCCGCAACTTCTCCCGGCACGGTCACTTCCGCTATGAAGCCGGTTATCGCAGACTTCAAAAACATTGTTAAGATTCTAAAAGAGAACCAAGCCAAGAGAATCACCGAGATGCTCGACCCCTCCACTGGCCTCGCCACTCAGGGTATCATGCCCGCCTACATCGGCTTCGTTCACACGGACACGACCCGCGACCTCAAAGACACGGCTGGGTTCTTCCAGATTGCTTCCTACCCCCGCCCAGAGCAGATTATGCCCGATGAAGTTGGAGCAATGGACGAAGTTCGTCTGATCGAATCTAGCAACTGTAAGATCCTCGCAGGTGTCGGTGTCGGCGGAATCGATGTCTATCTCACCGTAGTCATCGCCAAGCACGCCTACGCCATCACCCGGATCTCTGGCGAAGCACTCCATATGATTATTAAGCCTCTAGGTAGTGCCGGCACCGCTGACCCTATCGACCAGCGCTCCACCTCTGGTTGGAAAGCAACTCACGTCACCGTTCGTCTTAACGAAAGCTGGATGATCGGGTTCTACCACGCTACGTCGAGCTCTTAATAATAATTAGTAATAAACTAAAGAAAACAACATATGAGCGTAACCATTAAAGCCGTACAATATGACGCACTTCGCGGCAACCACCTAGAAGTCGGTCAGTTCACACTGATCCCAGCAGACTTCTTCCCAGTTATCTCCGCCGGAACCGAAGTCGAGCTCTCAGTCGATGGATTGGTTTGCCAACCCGGTGATCAACTGTTCGTAAGTCCGATTGACCTAACCGCAGGCCTGGTCTGTAAGGACGCAGACGTGGATGGAGTCAATAGTGCTGATGTCACTCTGATTAACGTCAGTACTAGCAATATAACTGACTCGACCGAGACGGCATACGACTACCAGCTCTACCACTACACGACACCGTAATATGAGCGTAACAATCAAGTCCGTCCAATACGACGCCCTCCGTGGGAGTCACCTAGAGGTCGGTAGATTTACCCTAATCCCCGCAGATCAAGAGGTAGTTATCAGTGCTGGCACCGAAGTAGGGTTTACGACACAAATTCCCACCGCAGTGGGAGATCAAATCTTCGTTATTCCGACAGATCTGTTCGCAGGTTTAGTTTTAAAGGCGGCTGACGCCAATGCTGACCCTGGAAACTTTGTCGATATCGTTCTGGCCAACATTACGAATAGCAATATAACTGACTCGACCGAGGAAGAGTTTAACTACCTACTTTTCCACTACAACACTCCGTAATTGACAGACTGGCTTGGTGCTGTTAATCTACCTCTATGGCAAACCGAATAACGGAAGCTGATTTGAAGTCTGGTACTGACTTGGTTATGAAAGACGGAGTACCGACAGACGTTGAAACGAAATTACCCCAAGTTACTGACAAAGAGTTTAAGGAAATTCAGACCAAAAAGGAGACTGATGTCGCAACGGTTACGATGAATGATCGGGATAAGGACTTTGCGTGGCATCGACAACACACCTTTGACATCATTAGTGCTCAACCAAGAGAGCCCATCTTGGTTCCTTTCAACACTGGCGAAGATCAAAACAACCGAGGCAACTGGTATCAGTTCTTCGGAATCAACGGAGCCTATTGGATGGTTCGTAAGGGACAGATCGTCTACGTTCCCCAGCGTATCGCCGAGATGTGGCGTGAGTCACAGGTAAAGGGAGTAACGGAGACAGATATGCTTTTGAGTAATCTCGGTAACAAAATTGACCCGGTCACTGGTGGTAAGAAAAACTCCGCAGTTCTTTCGTAGTGTAGTACACTAGAACTATGACCAATGCCCAATTTGCCTCATATTGTAGGCTTAAAACCAAGACCAACTCCACTACTTTTACTGATGCCAATCTCCAGCTTCTCACCAACATCTACAAGGATGAAATCGCCGGGAAATTAGTTGATATCGTAGACGAGGATTATTTTGGTGTACCGCAGTTTACCGACCTCGTTAATGGTCAACGTGAGTATCCACTTCCCGGTGACTTGCCCGGCAAATTCAAAAAGGTTGAGGCAGTGTTGGATCCGACGTTTCTTGATAATCAAGGAAACCCTGTATGGGTAGATTTAAGAAAGTTTGATTTGACACAACTCTCGGCCTTGTCTCAAAACCTAGTCGTTGGCGATCCTGATCAGGGTACGAGCTTTAGCGTTTCTCCGACAACCAATGAGGATAATATCCAGCAACTATTTGGCAACCGTCAGGGTTCAGCCGCCTTTATGGTATTCCGCAACTCTCTCTGGATATTCTCCGGCGCTCTCACAGGATTTGTCGCCAATAATCAGTATCTTAAGCTCTGGGGTTACGAATGGCCGGCCGACGTCAACAACTTCGCTCTCACTACTGATTTATCTACAGATCCCAACCCTACATCTGCCGGTATGCCTCGGCAGGTTCACCTCCCTTGGGCTGACAGAGTGGTCTTAGCTTGGAAGCAAACCTCGGACAAGAATTATCAGCCGGACGACTACGAAGCGGCTACCGAAACTCGCCTCCACGATGCCATTATGTCACTCATTCCCGTTGATAAGGCTGAGTCTTATACCTCTACCCAGCCAATGGGAGGACAGCTCTGGAATAACGGTTACAATCTGTAACCAGTTGACAATTGGTTGACAATTACTTATCCTGCGGGGGTGAACGAAACCGAAAACGGTAAGACACTTAAGTTTACTTTCTACTCTGGTGAGACGTTTGAGCCTTGGGACTTCCACAACCCTTTGGAGGTCGGTATTGGCGGTTCTGAGACGGCACAGGTCGAGATGGCGATCCGATTGGCACAGAGGGGCTATGACGTCGTTTCCTACTCACCTAAGCCAACACACGAGGACGAGTTGTTCAGGGGAGTCTTATGGAAATCAAACGAGAGGGTCAACTACATCCGAGAGGGTGTCTGGGTGATCTCACGAGCCGCTACGGTGACTGACCACTTCCCAAAATCGCACCCCAAACAAAAATTATGGCTCGTCTGTCAAGATATTGATTACCATAGAGCCACCAAGAAGCAATTGGAGGCGTTTGACAGGGTCTTTCCTCTTTGTACCGCCCAACTTAAGCATTTCAAAAACATTTGTCCCTACCTAAAGGATCGTCTGACTGTCAGTTCAAATGGTATCAGAACGGATTATATTAACTCAATCAAGGAGATAGAGCGCAATCCTTTCCGACTTATGTTCGCTTCGTCTCCCGATCGAGGGCTTCTACCTTTACTTAAGATATTTAAGAAAGCGAAAGAGAGGATACCTCAACTTGAACTCCACGTTTTCTACGGTTTCAACAACATAAACAAGATAATTGGCAGTGACACCGTGCCTCTGGGAATGGAACAGGTGACCAAGAGAGATATTCTTCAATGGATGAAGCAACCCGGGGTTACTGATCACGGACGGATTGGTCAGGGTGACCTTTACATTGAGTGGCTTAAGTCTGGTGTCTGGTGTCACCCATCAGCGGTTTTCCCCGAGACAAGTTGTATTACCTCAATGGACGCCCAAGCGTGTGGCGCTATCCCCATCACGGCGCCCCTGTGGGCTTTGGTAGACAATGTGAAGTACGGTTACTTGCTGGACGTGCTCCCCTTAACCGATCCTGTGGCCCGCCTAGACTATGTTGACGCCTTGGTTGACCTACTTGTTAAACGTGACTCTCAAGAGGTTGAGGCAATACGTGCGAAAATGCGGGAATACGCACTTACCCGATTTGATTGGGAGAGGGTGGTTGATCAGTATTTAGAACTCGCAAAATGACAGATCTAGTCCAACCCAAAACCGCAGGGACGATCTGCTACTTCTCTTGGCCGATGAATTACAACGCTTTCACTCAATCGTGGGGGAAAATGATCGAGTACAATGCCCGCGTCAACTTCGGTGGCCGAGTTAACTACACCTCAATTCAGTCCTCAAGTATCTCTTACGCCCGGAATGTGGCCGCACAGAACATGAAAGGAGACTGGATCCTAATGCTCGACTGCGACGCACAGTTTGACCCCGATATTGCCGAGAGAATGGTTAGAATAATGGAGGAATACAACACCGCCGTTCTTACTGGCGTTTACCTATACAAAAAGGAGCCTCACTACCCGGTTCTTTACACCTACAATAAAATACACGGCAAGTTTGAGGTCTGCGCTGGCTGGCAGTCTGATGGAAAGGCTAAGATATTCAAAATAGACGGCGCCGGGGCCGGTTGTCTGTTAATCAAGCGAATAACCCTCTCCTACATCGCCCAGGAGCTTCACGAGAAGCCTTTTGACATCATTTCACCTCTCGGAGAGGATATGTCGTTCTTCGATCGCCTGCGTCGGCTCAAGGTTGACTCTTGGTGTGATCCGTCTGTCGTTGTCGAACACCTAACGCTCAAACCACTCGTTCCCGGCCTTGACTACAACACCAATCCGTCTTTTGAGGGGTTTGGAATACACACTAAGGGACTTTGATTGACAACGCATACTAGAGATGTAATACTTTTGGTAGTTATCAGTTACCGAAAAATATGATTGCTCAATCTAAGATGAAATTAACAGGCTGGACAGAGTTCGCTCTGTTTGATAAATTTGGTAATCGTAAGCCTCTATTTCACGCCAACGCTCTGTGGAAACTGCTTCACAAAACTTTCAACGTTGATTTACGGGTTCCCTTTCTTCTTGGTAACTGGAGTCTCCGTTCTCTTAGTTTAAACACCGTCACTACCCGTGGTAAGCAAATCGCCGCCGAGCAAGTTGGTGGAACGACCGCCGTCCCAGTGACTGCTATCGCTATCGGTATCGGTTCCCCCTCAGCTACGGCCCTTGGGTCTGAGATCACTACTGGTGGTGGATCGCGCGGCGCCGCCGCCGTTACCAACACGATCACTACGACTACGGGTGACACCGAGCAATGGGTGAAAACATTTACCTTTAGCCTTTCCTTTGCTGTTACCGAAGAGGGTCTGTTCGACAACAACACCTCTGGTGGAAATATGCTCTGCTCGCAAAGTTTCTCCGCCGTCAACGTCAACAACCTTGACTCACTACAAGTAACCCACAAAGTTAAGTTTGCTTAATCATAGGTGTTATACTTTTTAGAGTATGGCCTATGACTTTCACCCCCTTTTAGCCAAGAGTAATGTCGCGACTGCCCCGAGTCCTGCTACGTCGGGAACTTCCCTAACTGTAACCTTGAGTGAGGGAGCAAACTTCCCCAATCCCGCTTCTGTCGGTCAGTACAATGCCACCCTTGCCCCTGCCGGTAATGACCCCGATATCAACAACGCCGAGATCGTCCGTATCACTGCTAGAACTGGTGACGTTATCACTATCGTTCGTGCTCAAGAGGGGAGTGCGGCTCGAAGTGTCCTCGTTGGTGATCGTATCTATGCTTCCGTCACTCCCAAGGTCTTAACTGACTTCGAGGTTAATGCTCCCGCCCCGGGCGGAGCGAACACAGTTCTCCACGGCACTGGCACCCCCGCTTACTCTGCTGTCGTTGAGGCGGACATCTCATTTTCTAACAACGCTACTGGTAATGCTTCTGCCTCCAAGCACGGCTTTCTACCCATTCTCGACAACGTATCTACGCACTTCTTAAACGGTCAAGGAAATCTTGTCACTGTCACCGCCACAGGATCAATCCCCGGTTATCTTAGTCAGTCGTTTTCAGCCCAGACCTCCGTCAACGTCATTCACAACTTCGGTGTTCTGCCTGTTGTTCAGGTTGTCGACAACGCAGGTTCTCCGCTTCAGTTCGTTCCCCTGAACGTCACCCACAACTCTCTCAACGACTTCACCGTTACTTTCAGCGTCTCAAGTTCTGGTCAGATCCTCGCTTCTGCTGGATCAGCGCCGGTTCCCAACCTAACTGCCACTTCAACCAACTACGTTATCACTGCCAATGACAACATAATCAAAGCTACGACTGTCAATATCACGATCACTCTACCCACCGCCGTTGGTCGTCAAGGAAAGGTGTATACGATCGACAACTCCACTATCGGAAATGTACTCACCAACACCACCTCGTCACAGACCATAAACGGTAACCTTACGCAAACCATTCCTACCCAGTCAGCGATGGAGGTTTACTCGGACGGAGCCAACTGGCGCATAAAATAGAATTATGAATTACAATAGAACCAAATGAGTTACTTTTCTCAGATTAGTACCACCCCAGCAGATACAGGCGGAGTTGACGCCTTTCAGAGAGTCCGTGTTAGTTCCCCAGAGGGAGCTTTCGACTCACAGTTTACCTACAATCTATCTTCACTAACCTATGAGGCGATCACCAATGGTTCTGGAGCTTCTGTCGCTCACGACGCTACCAATCGTATGGCTCTTATGACCTTTGCTTCTACCGCTACGGGGGGCAAGGCCTTTATGCAATCGTATGAGTATGTTCCCTACCAACCCGGCCACTCTCAACTAATCCACATCACTTTCAATATGGTTGAGACCAAGGCCAACACCCTGAAGTTTGCCGGCTACTCTGACGGTGTAAACGGCATCGAGTTTCAGTTGAGTGGCACCACCCTACAGTTCAAACTCTATTCTGGCGCTGGCAACGGCGATCAAACCGTCACTCAAAGCAACTGGAACTTGGACAAGCTTGACGGTACCGGCGTCAGCGCAATCAATCTCGACGTCACCAAGGTTCAGATCCTCGCCATTGATCTTCAAGCTCTCTATTCTGGTCGTGTCCGTATCGGATTTATCATCGGAGGTGTCTTTGTCCCGGCTCACCAATTTCTATCTGGTAACCTAATCGCTACTCCCTACATTCAGACCGCCAATCTCCCCGTCCGTTGCGGAATGACCTGCTCCGGCACCGTTTCTACCACAATGAACTTCATCTGTTCCTCGGTTATCTCCGAGGGTGGCATTCAGGAAGTTCGGGGACGCAACTTCTCGGTCGCCGGTTCGGTGACCGCAGGAAGTGGAACGAGAACACACCTTTTGTCTCTCAGACCCAAAACCACCTTTAATTCAATCGCCAACAGAATAAGATTCGAGTTAGACTCAGTAACCGTCGGTGTCACCGGCTCCAATGCTGTCTTAACTGAGATATGTATCGGTCAGGCTATCACTGGTGCAAGTTATGCCGACATCAACACTACCTATTCTGGCTTCGAGTCCAGTGCGGGCACTATTAGTGGATCGCCGGCTTTAGTTATAGCCTCTCTATACACTGGTCAGGCAACTGGTAGTGGTTCGTCCCTAACAGGAGTTCAAAGCAAGTATCCGATCACTCTCGACGCGGCAGGTGTTGTAAGAGCACTTGGAACGTTATCAGTTATCGTTACTGGCGTCGGCGGTGCTTCCGCTTGTAACGTAGCCCTCAACTGGCGGGAGGTTAGATAATGGTAATTCAGGAACCCTCTATTGCCGATCACACCCTTGCTGGACACGACCACACAACCACCGGACAAGGTTCAACTGTTAAGTTTGTACCGGCACCGTCCGCGGGGGTTGCTCAGGGGATCCAAATTACTCTCACCTCTACTGAGACTCAAGCAATTGGAGACGTTTGCCAAATTGACTCCTCTGGTCACGCCCACCTCGCTAAAGCAGACGCAATCGCCAACGCCTCAGCCATTGTGTTGGCCGATCACGCTGTCACCAACAGTGCCTCCAACACCTATATCGTCCACGGAGTCTGTAAGTTAGCCTCAAGTCCCTCTTGGACGATTGGTGGACTGATTTACCTCTCCACTACAGGTACAACCACCAACACCCTCACCCAAACACCTCCGTCTGGGGCAAATAATGTTATTCAAATCGTCGGAGTCGCTCTTGCGGCTGACATTATTTACTTCAACCCCTCGACGGTTCAAGTCGAGCACGCCTAGTGGCATTTCCAACCTCGTGGCTTTCCAAACGTAAGTTAACAATCGACCATACAAAAATTAGTGGTTCTTCTAACCTGACCAATTTTCCAGTCTTGGTTGCTGATGGTAACTTCAATGCCCTTGTCTACGCTGGTGCGACTGTAAATGATACCCACTCATTAGACTTAGAGTTAAGTAGTAGCCAGTACGCCAAAATATCAGACGCTTCGCAAACAGGGTTGGACATAACAGGCAACATTACCATTGAGGCTTGGATTAAATTTGAGCAACTTCCCTCTACAGCTGGCACTGTCTTTGCTATCGCTACTAAATGGAAAGAGCCATCTTCGTTTGCCTACCGCTTCCAAATTGATTCTGTTAATTTTGTTGAGTTTTCATATTCAGCAGACGGTGATTTTACTAATGTTCGCAGGATGATTTCAGATGCGGCTGTTTTTACATCAGCCGATGTTGGTGTTTGGGTACACCTTGCGGCTTCAATCACGGTTGCGACTGGTACAATGCTTCTCTACAAAAACGAAACCCTTATTGCCAATACTTCTTCTGGTTCAGACACGGCAATTTTCAATTCTTCAGCTTCCTTTGCTATTGGAGCAACTGATGTTGATGGAACCCCAGCGTCTTTTTTTGACGGTTTGATTAAAGAGGTTCGGGTTTGGAATGTCGCTAGAACGGCGGCACAAATAATCGCTAATTATAAGTATTCACTATTGGGGACTGAAACGGGTCTTGTTGGTTATTGGAGAATGAACAACAACTACAATGACACCACTTCTGATGCCAACAATCTTACCTCATCTGGCTCTCCTGTCTTTAGCACCTCAACCCCCAACTTATTCCCCATTGACTTGAGATTTAGTAGTGACTCCGCAGGAACAACTGAGTTACCATTTGAGATTGTCGCTTGGGATGACGGCAACAGTCTGGCAGAGGTGTGGGTAAAAGTACCAAGTGTTACTACCGCCACCGATACGGTGTTCTACGTCTGGTACAACAATTCTGGTGCTTCTCCCTACGCTCCGACAGATACTTTTGGAAGTCAATCGGTGTGGACGGACTATGCCGCCGTCTACCACGGACAAAACAACACCAATGACTCTACTGCTGGAGCAAGTAACGGTTCTGATACTTCAGTTTCTGATGCCGCTGGTGAGATAGGTAGAGGAAGAAGTTTCAACGGAACGACCAGTGTAAGCAATATCGGTTCAGCCGCCGCCTTGGACGGCTTGTTCACTTCTGGTGGAACATTTCAAGCTTGGTGTAATCCAGTTAGTTCTGGCGAGAGTGATTCTGGACGGTTCGTAGACAAAACAACTGACTCACTAACCGATGGCTATTTAATTTTGACGGACAATGTTAGCGGCTCAACCTCGGCCATTCGTATAATTCAAGGTTTTAACACGTCTCCTGGTCGCTGGGAGACTACTAGCCTTGATCTAACCTTTGCTGTTTGGCAAGTCGTGGCCGTCACTTACAATAACAGCTCATCCTCTAACGATCCTCTCATCTACAAGAACGGCGTTAGCAAAGCTATCACCGAGGTCACAACCCCCTCTGGAACTGCTGGATCAGATGCGGCCGCTACTGGCTATCTCGGCAACAGAGCCGCACAAGATAGAACGTTCGATGGTGTCCTAGATGAGATTCGCTTCAGGAAATCCATCTTGACTGCCGACTGGTTGGTTACTGAATACAACAACCAAAACTCACCCAGTACTTTTATTGCCGATGGAGCACCGACCAACATCCTCAAAGTCTCTGGTGTTGCCTATGCCTCGATAGGTAAGATTGCTGGCGTTGCCATTGGGTCAGTTGGTAAGGTCGCTGGCGTCGCTTAGGGTTGCTATACTTGAACTATGTTTGGAGGAATGAATTACGGTCAGGGACTATTTGGAGGGGAGATACTATCAGGCGATACGAGAGTGACCTTTAGTGAGGTTACAACCGTGTCCGACCTCCTATCGAATGAAGCCCAAAAACTCTTGACGGAAACTACGACGGTTACTGACTCAATCATCAGAAAGACATCAAAGAGTCTGCTCGAGACGGTATCAATATCAGATATATTCAGCGCTGTCTTCATCTCCCTCCTCAGCTTACTGGACACAATAAACGTGATCGACAGCATAACCAGATTTATCACCAAGGTGCGCTCAGATATCTCTACCGTAACCGATACCCTTGCTAATAGACTATCTCGCGGTCTCTCCGACAACTTTTCTCTGACCGATACTTTATCCACTCTCCGTGCGTTCATTCGTACTTTCACAGATACGTTCAGCTTGTCAGAGATATTTACCGCCGCCACCAATAAGGTTTTCGTATTCTTGGAGACGATTACAGCCTCCGACTCCGTGGTCAAACTCAAGACAATCTTCAAGACTCTTACCGACAACATTGCCTTATCGGAAGTCATCACCCGATTTACTTCCAAGGTTCTTAGGGACACAACTGTTGTCTCCGAGATATTCCAAAAGTTCTTAAACGGACTATTACAAAACTGGAGCAAGGTTCCCAAGCCTACATCTTTGTGGACTAAGCAACCGAAACCCTAACTATGGCTACACAAAAAGAGGGATCTATCATAGTTGAGAATGCTAATCTTGGAGGAATTGCCGACAGCATCTATACCGGCGTTAAAAACTCCTTGGCCTCAATCGTCGGTTTTGATCTCCATTCTATACCCGGCGTCCTCTTGGTCAACCAGAAGTTCACAAAGGAGGCTGGTAGCGCACCCACCGATCAGCTTTACAAGATCGTTCCCTGTTCAGACGGCAATATCTATCTGTTTGGCAAAACTGACGGCAAAGTCTACAAAAATGCGGCTGGAACTTATACCCTGCTTGGAACGGTAGTCCCTGGTGTGGGATCCGCTGGCATCTTGGATGCCATTGAATATAACGGCTTCCTTTATTATGCGATGCAGAACAAGTTGGGGCAATGGAACTTTGCTAATGCTTTTAGTACTCGTAACGACACTTTTGGCGCTTTTACCAACGGTTCTACAACCGCCCATCCGATATTCTTTCTTGCTAATACACAGTTTATCTTCATTGGCGACGGAAATGTTATTGCTCAGGTTAGTAATTCTAATGTCTTTACTGCTGGTGGTCTGACTACGATCGCAAAGAACCTCCAGGTCGATTGCCTTGGAAGTCAGGGCTCTGACTTGCTGATTGGCGCCTCTAGCACGTCCCAGGTAGCCCGATCGTATGTTTTGCGCTGGAACACTTGGTCGCCCATTCCTACGACCTCCTACCCGATCAACGAGGCTGGGATCAACGCGTTCTTTCCCTCAGAGGACGAAGTTATCGTTCAGGCGGGCTTGTCGGGCAACCTTTATCACTTAAATGGCGCTCTATTTGAGATCATCAAGCAAGTCCCCCCGATCTTTCCTAACACCTATTCTCCGACCAATAAGGTAACAGTTTTCTATCCTGCTGTCGCCAACAAGCAGGGTATTCCAATCTTCGGGGTATCCAACGTGGCCGGCAACGTGGCTCTACAGGGTGTCTACTCGTGGGGTCGACGCAACATTGGCTACCCCAAGATCCTCAGCCTTGAGTTCCCAGTGTCTACCAATCATCTAGCTGGAATTACTATCTGGTCGCTGGCCGTCTCTGGCAATGACATCTATTGTTCGTCATTTGATAGCGCTGGGGGTGGAACCTATCAGATCGACAAGCTCGACTGGAGTAACAAATACTCTGGTGCTTACTTCGAGACTCTTATCATCCGGGCTACCCGCGTTTGGTTGGAGAACTTTGACCGATTCGTCACCAATCTCGCTCAAGCCCTACCCGCCAGTACAACTGTAACCGTATCATACCGTATCAATGGTGGTTCCTACGTTGCTTTTAGCAGTCTTGAGAACTTCTCTGACACAATCAGAAACCAATTCGCCGCCGATCAGCGAGTCGATGCCCGAACTCTCCAGGTTAAAGTGGCTACCACAGCTTCAGCCAATACCGCACCCGTCATCGAGGACTTAGTAATTTTGGTTAAATAATGGACTTAACAAATCAGGCATTCTCTTGGCTTCCGCCCATATTCGGCCAGCAAAACCTCCAGCAGAGTCTTCTTAATATGAACGGCGACCAGTCTATTGGCAATATGTCCTCGTTGGCCGTTGGCTTTGGCAACACGGCTATGTACACAGACAGACAGGGGATCTTCCTCGGTAACACCAAGTTTGCCTCAGCACCTTTCAGTGTCGATATGAACGGCGCTCTGGTGGCGAGTGGGGCAACTATAAGCGGAACGATTACGGCCACTTCGGGAACCATTGGTGGATGGAATATCGGAGCAACTACTTTATCTAACAACAACACGACTCTTGATAGTGGTGGAAGCGTCAGGGTAGGAACAGGAAACGATATTGCTATTTTGAACGCTCTTGACGCTAACTATCGCATTTGGGTCGGTAACGCTACTCCCGCCTCGGCACCATTCTCAGTTAAGAAAAATGGTGACGTTCTGTGTAACAATTTGACAGCTACTGGAAGCATTGTTAGTAGTGCGAGTAATGACAGAATCTTTTTTGACAATTCTGACAATTCTTTGAAGATCTACAATGGGGGTGTAGTTAGAGGCCAGATGAGAGGAGCAAGTTCGGGTCTTGGTTTCGTAGCTGAAGTAGGAAGTTATATTACCAGACGCGACGAGGGATTTTACTCAAGTTCAAGTACAACCACTTTTACCGATTTCTCCAAGTTTTATTCGGCTAACCTGTCACCATTTGGGCTTATAACGGTAGTAGAAATGTTGGCTAATAACAAGTTCGGTGTGTTTGGTTCTGGTCAGACTGGGCCGTACTTAACCGTCTCTGCGGCGGCAGTTGGTCTGTTGGCTAACAAAGTTACTCTCAAAGATGACACGAATATTGAGGGGATCGATGTTCTCAAGGGTTTCAACGATGTACGTATACAGACTAACAAGACCGGCAGTGATGTCGATAACAGCGTCAAGATCCTTGACGGAAACGGAACGGAGTTAATGAGCCTAAAACCAATCGGCGCGACAACCTCCCGACTAGATATGAATGGTCATTCACTTACCCTTGGATCAGACAAAACCGCCATTGTACCCGTTGCCGGAGAATTCAGAGCACTTTATGCGGTTGAATCGCCGGACGTATGGTTCTGTGATTTCTGCGACAACAAGGACAGTATTTCCAAGCTATTTTTAGACGTTACAGAGGGGGATATGAGGTTCATCAAGGCCGACAAGGGCTATCAGGTGTGGCGGAGACGCAAGGGACACGCCAATAAGCGGTTCGAGAAGAAGAGCTACCTCCAATTTATTAAGAACGAAGCCTTTTTGTCGATGGCTAAGTAAGTGTTATCATAACTGCATGGATCAGATCAAAGCCAAAGTTGAGGAATTACAAACAAAGAAGTCACAGATCCTCGACGAACTGAATGCCATTAAGAATAAAGAATCGGAGTTGACTTTAGAATATGCCAAATTAGATGGAGCAATTCGAGAATTATCAAATCTAGTTCCCCACGAAGAT